ACTGTAACCTGTGATGGGTTACCTAGTGCGATGCTTGAAACATCTGAAGTTTCTGTCAATGTCGATGTAGCCTGAGCCAAATCTGAATAGATTGAGAAAACAACTGATGATCCTGGCATAGCCTGTTGCACGGGCTTAACATCAGCTAGTGAACGCATAACTGGAATGGAACGAAGTGCCATTCTTACATACTGGTCGTATGCTGCAGTTACGAGTGCGCTGATGCTAGACGTGGTTGTGGGGGTACCTGTTGGAATTGCCATTAGGTCTAGCCTTTCTGTTATAGGATCGGATTAGAGTCCAGACAACCTAATAACTTCGTCCAGTTCTTCCTTGCTGTTTGCATTCATTAGTCTTTGCATAATGTCTCCGTTATGTTCTGGCGAAGCGCCAGAGTCGGCGGAGTTTGTCATACGCTTATATGCTGCAGCATCGGCTGGGTTTACGTTATGTGTTGCCTGGGTTTGACTTGTTTCAATACCGAATACATCGGCATAGTCTTCAAGCCATTTAGATACAGACTCTTCAGTTGGGTCTATATCCTGTGGGATAAATGAAGCAATTTTGCTGTTTACCCCGCGAGCTGCGAGGGCATCCTTTATTGCTCTTTCGCGCTGCGCCTTATTCAAAGACTCAAACTGAGAACGAAGTTCTTGTAGTTCTTTATCTTTTGTTTTAGATGCTTTGCGTAGTTGCTTTACTAGGTCGTTAGATGAGTCATCCGTTGTGAAGTCGTCATCATCCTCGTAGTCGTAATTGGACATAGTGGTCCTTCTCCCTATTAGTTGTTGGCGCAGGCCTCATATTCGTTTGGGGTAACGGTATGGCTCCTACTACTGGTCTTGTTATCGCTCCACTAGGCCAGTCGTTCTAGTGGCAGGCTTGTTATATTACTCCGGCTCTGTCTCGTGCTATTGCACCAGTGCCAGAACGACCGCTAAATGCGGCAGTTTCTAGTTGTGTTAACTTCTTAGTTTGTCTCTTAGCTTCTGCTGAACCAGGAAGATTTAGAACACTTGCTTCTGCAGTCTGCTGTGTGTATGGGTCTTGCTTGTAAATTGCAGAAAGTTGTCCACCACGCATAGTATCTTCAGCAATTGTAGCTGCATCTTCTTGATATCTTTGCTTAGTTATTCCAGCCTTTTGTAGTTCTTCTGCTCTTACTTTCGTTGCAGTAAGACCTGCACCCATTTGTGCTCCACCGATTTCAGCAGCAGTTACCTTACGCTTTATCACATCTCTTGCATTTGCAGGATCAAGAACATAGGCAAGTATATCGCCATTCTGGATGTCTGGATAAAACTCTTTAAGCGCTCTGAGTACTTCTGGGTTAGCATTAACAACACGTTGTTGAGCTGTCATAATTCTATCTTCTAATTCGATACTGTCTACATCGTTAGCAATCAACTGGTTAAACCCTTGTTGTGAAGTTACTCCAGTTACTGGGTCAACTGTCTGCTTCCAATAAGTATTAGGTAGACCGTAGTTACGCATAACATTCTGGTATTGATCTTCTAACCTAATATATTCTGCTGGACTTAATGCTCCAAGCCCTGCTTTAATACGGTCTTTGTTTGCGCTAAAACGATTTTGATATGCTGCAGTATTCTGCAATTTAATAGCAAACTCTGATGGATCAAAAGAATTGTCAATCAAGTAGTTCTTAATATCAGACACTAGCATACCTAAGCCATACTTATTAAACTCATCATAAAGAGTGTTGTACGCAGAAACTCGTTCTGCTTTCTTTGTAGAAGCAACAGTTTGGTCAAAAGGATTATCTGATGTACCAGCAGTTAATTCAGTAACAGCACCATTACTATCTGTGCTAGTTGAATAACCATCACTGTATTTTGTAATAGTGTTACCGTTAGGATCTTTTGTTGTGCTAAGCACAGTCTTGTTTGCAATTTTAGATGGAGAATATCCACCAGGAAATCCTAGCGCAGCCACACCATTTGGAAAATCACGGATTGTTCCGCCAGGGGCATATCCTATTTGACGTCCAAACATTCTATCTATCTGTTGCTGAACACGTTCAGTTGCTGCTGTTGAACCTACACCTGACTGTATGGTTGCCCATTTTGCTCGGTCTAACTCATCCCAGTCGTTACCCATACCAGGAGTAGGTATTGCAATCTTTGGGTCATAGAAAGGACTTGGTGTTTTAATCCACGAATTAGTTGCAGCATCGTAAGTCGTAACAGTTGGGATGTTTGAACCTAAACGGTCATACGCCATATAGCGTTCAGCAAAAGCCTGTGCATCCAAGAAAGCATCAGGGTTTCTAGGTTGCTTGCCTGTTGCTCTTGATCTTTCAAATTCAGCAGCCATAAATGCTTCGTTCTCAGGGGTACCCAATATGTATACTGGTTCTTTACCTGTTATGCGTCCACCAGATAGAGCAAGAATTTGTTTTGCTTTAGCAGCATCATTCCAGGCTTGAGCAGCCTGGTTTGATGCCTCTTCTTCATCAGATATTTTACGGTCGGCGCGTGTAGCATATCCAAATACTCCAGAATCCTTTGCTGCTTGTTGCACTCCAAAAGTTTTTCCTTCAGCATCTTCTTTCGCACGCTGTGCAACTGCTTCTGCTTCGCTTTTTAAGCCAAGTCTTGTTAAGTACTCGTCATAAGAGGCTCGTAATCGGTTTTCAACACCTTTTTGAAGTTCGTCCCATTCAGCACGAAGCATTGTTTTAGTCTCGTAATATGACATTGTTTACCCCATAAATCCAAAGTCTTGAAGAACCTGTTTAGTAGCATTTGCCACCTGGCTCTTAGCTTTATCTGTGTACTGCCAACGATCATCCTTACGTAATTGCCTACGTAATTCTGTAAGACTTATGTTACCAGAAAGAGCGTTCTGAACATTTCTATCTGTTACATCAATAGATGTATAAGGCAATTCTAACTCATCAGCTATCGTTGCTCGATATGGACTGATGATGTCAGTTACATCATTGCCCTCATCAATTAACTTCTTAACCCAATCTGGCATAGAAGTCTTTGCGTAGTTACGAATCATCTGATTAAAGTTCTCAATGGAAGCGCCCGATTGGAGTTCTTTAATAACTTGGTCAATAGTATCAAAGCCAAGAACCTTTGGTAGCATTTCAATTGAAATACCATTACGAGTAGCAGTTCTCAGCAGTGTGCTGTAATCAACTGCCGGTGCGCCACCAGTCTTACCTGGAACAAATGGTTGCTTAGTTGTTAGTTCATCAACAATTGTTAACTCATCAATACCACGAAGGTAGTAGTCATCAAGTTGCTTATCTGTATATGTAATGCCTCTGGCTTTAAGTTTAGGAATAAGGCCAAGTTTCCAACTTTTCAAACGCTCTTTGAATAGATCACTATTTTCCAACTGTAGCAAGTAGCGATCTCTAGCGTCAGTGTCTAGCTTTGCCCACTTGCTCTTAAACAAAAGATCTGCTGCTGCAGTTTTATTTGTTTTGTAAAGAGTAAATATTTTTTGAAGTTCTTCTCCATAAATCTTATCAAGGAGAAGTGCCTCACCAATTCCAAAGTTAACTAAAACCTTTAAGCCAGCAGCAATCTCTGCATCGGTTAATCCCTTTGGTATCGTAGGATCAGGAACAGGAACAGTAGTTCCTGGACGACCATTAGGATATTTAGCATCGAAGGCTTTTTTTAGTGAGTTCCAAGCGGCAATCCCAATACTGCTCTTTGGAGTAGCATTTAGCTGTGCAAGTTCTTTATCATACTGAATCTGTTCTTGTGTATCAGCCATTTGATCCTCCTAACGTACTAAACATCCAGGTTGTGAAATCAACACGTTCTTTGCGTGCTACCTCTTCTGGTGTTGCCTGACGAATAGCTCTCTCTGCAACTGCTGCTGCCTTCTCTTGAGAGAAAGCTGGAGTAGTAATTGATTTGTTTTCTAGTTTATTAGTTAGAGGGTTTACAACCTTAGATGTTGTAGTTACAGCACCAGTGTTAATCATCTTATCAATGGAACCTTTAAGTTCTGTATACCACTTTTGTGTTTTATCTTCTTCTGTAATAGCCTGACCACGAAGAGTTAACGATACATCATCAATCATCTTGATGCGATCTGCTTCTGTATATTTGTAAATTTGGCGCTGTGGCAATGCTGCTGCTTTGGCGGCAGCATCGGCTACGTTTGCAGTCTTTGCTGTTGAGCGAAGGAAATCCTCAATACTCATAGTCTTAACTATTGGGTCTGTTGAGTAGAAGATATTCTCAGCTAAACGACCTACCCAGGCACCAAGAGTATTAGGATCATTGATTGTTTTTCCTGATGCTGCTTTTACTAAACTCTTAATTGAGTTGTAAGCCTTTGGGTTAGTCTTTGAAAGAGTAACAATGTATGGTGCAATCTTAACTGGAGCAAGAGTTAAGTCTTTGCCTTGCTCTTGTATACCAAATCCAAGTAGCAATCCAAGATTGCTTGTAGCACTTGTTCCAGAGTTAAATCCAAAAGTAGGCTTTGGTGTTTTATTATCGCCAACTACATTTGGGTTACCTTTACGGTCTGGTATCCAAACAGTTAATTTACCCTTATCGTCTTTAGTCCAAGACATTACTTAATCACCTCATAGTTGTCGTTTTCTAAGTATCGTGTATAGAAGTCACCGAATCCATTATCCCATAACTTCATTTGTAAAATGTATTCATCCCAGTCGTTTTTAAGATCAGCATTAGCTGGATCTGAAAGACCCCTAGTTCCTAGATTTGATTTACGGTTTGCAAGTTCACGAGACAAGTAATCACGATTAAGAACATAATCTGAAAATGCTTGCATTGTGTTTGTTTTACCGTATTGTCCCATCCACTTTGTATCTTGAGTCATTTTAAGGAGACCTCTGACATAACGTTTGGTTTTTGTAAAGTCGCCAACAGACATATCGTAAGCCTTTGTCCAGGCTGGTAAATAATCTTTAATAGACTGAATTGCTTGATCCCAAGCATCTGCAATGCCTAGTTGTTTAGCAGCGTTTGAATCAACACTCTTAATTCCATATTGAGCAAGGGCTGCATCTCGTTGCAATGCAAACTTTGTGTAATAGTTCCAACCAAGACTTTCTTGACGATCAACCAAAATGTCTTCAGTAGCTCGACGCTCTGTGTATTTAATATCTCCACCAGGACGTACTTCTCTATCACGGAAATAATTAGCAGCAGCTTCTGAATACTTATCTTGGTTGTTTCCAAAATTAGCAATAAGTCCAACTAAGCCTGGGGTATTTAATTTGTCCATTTCACCCAGTAAAGAGTTGTACTTGCGTTGGTTTACCACAGCACCTGATGTTGTAACTATGTTAGTTTTATTTCTACTGCTTGGTGCTGTCATAATATAACCAATATCGCCATATTTTTCAAAGATGTATTCGTCGACTTTTGTTTTTCCAATTTTTGGATCTTGCAAAGCACGACGATAATCATCCATAATTGGTTGCCATTCAGGACGAAATGTAAATGTAAATGGCAATCCTAAATTAACACCAATACGAATCTTGTACATCTGCTGTGCTAGTTTAATTGCATCTGAAAAATTAGGCTGTGGACCTTGACGACCGTTTTGATCCCACTCGTAGTACTGAGTTTTCATAGCACTTCCAACAGTGCTTGCAAAAGTACTGTCATCTAAACCACTTTGTAAAGCAGCGTACTTTTGACCTGCTGCTGGAATAAGCAGCTTCCAAGGATCTGCTGGAGCTTTACCAAATGGCAAAATGCTATTCATAATAACAGTAGCTGTTGCCTCACCAGTAAATTCTGTTAAAAAATTCTTCACACTATCAATACGATCTGGACGATTGTTAGCAATTAATGATACTGGAATGGTCACTGGTATTCCAAACGAAGGAATAAGAGGATTTTCTCCTGTTAAAAATACGTTAAGACTATTTTTAGGAACAGATATCTGATATCCCTTTGGGATTCCAAACCTTCCCTGTACACCTTCTGGAATTGTAAACAATAGATATTGCTGGACTGAAGGTGGAGTCCCTGGTGGAACTTCTTTACCCTCTTGATCTACAACTGTAGCGATACGGTTAGGAAGATTCCAGATTTGCGAGGCACGAGCAACACGTGAAGGATCTTGTAAAAAGAACTTTCCATAAACTTTAACCGCGTTGTACTGTGCATTAAAGAACGGAACTAAGAAACGCATTGTTGTTGAAATACCACTATTGTTTGTCATACGGTACAAAACTTCATCAACAGTTTTACGTGATGCTGAATGTGCAGTACGTTGTAACTGAATAATTAATTCAGGATTTTGTAGATTCTTACCTAGTCCTTCTGCAATATCAATTTCACTCTGAAGATTTTTCTTGTAAAGCCTTTCATAGAAAGGCCACGCTACAAGATTGTTTTCAGGAGTAGAACCAATTGTTTTGAAGATTCCGGCTATGGCAGTATTAATAGTACCTTTAATAACTCCCTTATCATAACGTAGAGTGTCATCAACAAAAGAACGTCCAGCGATAGGGGCAAGATTTGGAGTACCGCGCATCAAGGCATCAAATTGTTCTGGAGTTAATTCTTCGCGTGCAACAAGTGCTCGCATTTGTTGATCTGGGAACAGTTTGTAAATACGAGAACGCGCCTCTGAGATATGAGATCTAATTTGATCTGAAGCAACATCGGCATTAATTTCACGTAAGTAGAACTTACCGTCACGACGTAACCATCCAGCAATTTCACTATCGCCCTGTCCTTGAAGGACACGCATAGCAAGCTGATCTTGACGTAAAATGCGATTGGCAAATACTGACATTTCGTTGAAATATTGAGGATCAGTAGGCTGAACTACTACGCGAGTTTGACTTAGTTTTCCTGCATAGCTGCTTGATTCAATACCCTTCATAGCATCGTATGAAAGATAAGTCTGTCCTTCTGTCATCCAGTTAAGTGTATTATCACTTGCTGAATCTTGACGATGCAACACTCCATTAGGTCCTGCAAACGCTCCATTGGCTTCAATCTTTACACCAGATGGTGATGTATAAAGATCTTGACCTTCACCAGAGCGAACAATTTTAAGTTCAGAACGACGTGTTGCTAATTTCTGTGACTGAACAATTCTGTCAAGGATTTCGTTGTCGTACTTATCAACCATATCTTGGTAAATACGGATACGATTCATTTGCTGTTCACCTAGAAGATCAGCAATATCTTCATAATTCATTCCCTTAGAAATCTCATATGAAGTAATAACACGGATATCAGGTTGTTGAATTGGGCCTTTAGCGCGTACCTTAAACTTACCAGATGCTTGTAACTCATCTGCTAAAATTGAAGAAGGCAAACCTTTGCGTGTTTCAATATCTGGAATTGCACCCTTTGGCAAACTAGTTTGCTTTCCAGGAATCTTATAAAAAACCTGTCCACTAGGAAAATCTGCATAAACTAAAGTTGTGCCTTTAGGTAGATTTGGAACTACCTCTTGGCGCACATACTGACCATAAGCCTTAGCCTGTATCTCCTTAAACTTATCTTTGTCAGCACCAAACAAAAGACCCTTTTGATCTTTCTGCTTCTTGCTTAATTCAAAGTAAACATCACGTTGCTTTTGTGTTAGCAAAGGCTTTGTCTTAGATGCTAAAGCAAGTTCAACCATTGCAGGGTCAACTGGCTTTCCAAATGTACCTGCAGCACCAGCGTAATACTGTGTAGGAGTAATCTCGTTTAAGATGCTACTACGTACATCAATAGTCTGGCTGCGTTGAGTTACTAACTTGCCAATCTGGTCACGTAACTGGCTGGGGTTTTCTAAACCAATTGTCTCTTCAAAAAAGTTTGTAGCTTTAATTGCACGGGTCCTAGTATTAGACGCTAGGTTTTTAATTATACCATCTGTTTTAGCAAGTGCACCTAAAGCCAATGCTGCACGGAGCTGACCATCGATTGTGTTACGAATTGGGTAACCCATACGTGTAAGAACAGAGGCCTTAAATAAAGAGTTAGCAAAATCCAGCATATCTTCTGCTTCACCAGCTATTTGACGTGCCTTTAGCGCGGCCTCTGTAGCCTTTTCTCCGTAAGGTCTAACGTTCTTGTATACTTTAAGAAACTTATCAAAGTCATTGAAGTCCATCATAGGAACTACGTTAGGCATTTCAGATTTCCAAAATGGAGAAGTAATTAACTTGCCTGCTTCATCTACCCAAAAACCATTTTGTGAAAAACCATCCATCATTCCGCGACGGACACTGCCATAAACCTTGTACCAACGTTGCGCTTCATCAATGGTTAGACCATTTTCAAGTGCAATAATGTCCGCAAGTTCTGATTCAATATTTTCAACTGCAACCATACGCTCTGTAGCATTACGAGCATTCATATAATCTCTAGCAAGTTCATTTTTAGTTTCGATATATCTCATATCGCGTAATGGTTTTACAGAATTAAGTGCATACTTAATTTCTTTATATGAATCTGCTACAGGGCCACCGTCAATACGAACAATTCCACGTGGTAACTTGTTAAATGCTGCCTGGATAACTACAACTGGGCGAGTAAATGCAGACTTTTGGAATGTTTCTGTGTAGAAACTAAAATCGTGGTACAGGTCAGATGCTTTAGCACGTGCCTTTTCAACCGCTACACCAATATTTTTGTTAAATAGGTTAACATCGGCTGCTGATGTGAACTCGTTGATAACACGATAGTCACCAATACCCTCAGACATAGCACGTTCTAAGTTACTATCTCGTAATTTAAGGTCATCAAGAACTCTACTTAAGCGATCATACTCTTGAACCGTAGGGAGATGCTGTTCAATGTTGACGCCGGTACCCCACTCAATAGTGTTGTAGCGCTTTTGAATAGGATCTAAGATATCTTGAGAACGTTGAATCTCATCTGCAATAGATGCACGAGTAAGTGCGATCTTGTCTAATGAATTTGTATCACCAGCTGCTGCTGCAATAAAGTTTGCTACATCATCGTAAGTTTTAGCTTCACCAGTAAGACCTGCCATTAAAAACGGGTTAGAGGTATTTTTAATAAATATATCATCTGCTGCTTCTGCAGCATTTTTACCAAGCAATCGTTGAGCAACAACACCCATTGGGGTTTCTCTACCAATAACACCTTGAGATTTGACGTACATACCGTGAATATCAAGTTCTGAACGAAGACGAACAATATCTTCTGCTGATTCGATAGGACGAATCAATCCGGCTATACGAGCAACTTTAAGGCCCTTGCCTCCAATGACGAACGGATCTGCAAACCAGTTAAGGAGACCATCAATACCACCACTTGCAAGCTGTCCAAAGATGTTATCTACAAATGTTTTCTTACGATCTGATGGTGAAGCAATATTAAAATCAGGATTAAATAATTCTACTGTAGGTGCAAGGAAAGCCTGTGCTGGACTAACTTGTTTTGCAAGTTTCCAATTGCTTACAAGATTAAGGCCTTCGCCAGCAGTAACATCAGCACTAGTAAGAAGTCCCGCGCTAATAGGTTGAGATACTTTTGGATATGCCCATTGATAGAACTGATCTACTTCTTTTAGACCAAGATTAAGTGCAGTATCTAAACGAATTACTTCTGCTGGCTTAGTGGCAATGTTAACAGCCTTACTAGCCATATTATTAGAAATGCTACCAATGATACGCTTAGGTTCATTTGCAATGCCTGGAACGCTTACGCCAGGAGCTAGTTGACTTGCTTGCTTTTGAGCAAGACCACCAGCAAGAGAAATACCAGCCTGTGGAATAGCACCAACTGCGTTGCCAACTGCATTGCTAAGTGCTTCTTTAATCATATCCCAATAGTTAGCCACGGTTATGCCTCCCGTGTTAGGTAATCTATAAAACCATCTCTATCAAAATCTGATTCCCAAGGAATTTGTGCAAGCGAAAGTATGATACCTGGGTGTTCATAACCTAGCGCATCAACAAACGCTGTAACATCTTTAACAAATTGCTTCACATATTCCCCTGTAATGCACGAACAAAAATTCTAAATGATTGTGGCGTATCTGGAGCTGATGCCATTGCATCAAGCGCAGGAAGATATTTTGCAATTATATCTGATTCGCCTTGTTGGCTCTGATTCATCATCAAAGCATCTGATCCTGGTCCCGCGCCATTGTCAATACCTGAAGTGATTGGACTGTCTGGTCGTTCAGTTGGTGCAAACAATTCTGTTCCTGTTGCCTGTGATGCTGCTTGACGTACATCTGAGCCACGAGCACCGCGTACATCAGCAGTCTTAGCAAGCGGAGCGCCAGACTGAATAGCCTGTGTCTCAACGCCTTCACCGTATGCTGTAGAACCCATTTGTAGATTATCGGTACGTGTAGAGAACTTACCTGGGCCTGCTGGTCCAGCCAGTGGATTCATCATACTCACTGTTTGTCCTCCTCTAATTTTTCTAAATCTGCTGACATATCTTCCCAAGCCTTATTGGTTTGAGTAAGATGATTTGATTGGTAAATTGCTAATTCCATTAGTTCACCTGTTAGTGTTTCAACAGATGATGCTATGTTGTGTAGAAAACCTACACAGATAACTACAAAGTCAAGAAAGCGCACTGGACGAGGAACGTAATTGTCATCTTTCATCGTCCAGTACACCCTCCATTAAAAGTATTATCCCTTTTTGACTGCGTTTCCGCGTCGTCCTGCTGGCATCATTGATGGTACTACCTTGCCTGGTCCTGCTGGCTTGGAGGTATCCTTCTTGCCTTCGACGGCCTTTGACATTGGTGCTGCTGCACGTGATCCTTTGTTCATATTTACACCTCCTCTTATTATGCTGCGCCGGTGATACCAGCTAGTAGTTGGGCTATATCTGGACGTTGACCAGCAGCAGGGGCCTGACCACCTTGTTCTTGTGGAGGTTGCGCTGAGGCTGGGGCGGGGGCCGCACCTGCCGCTGGAAGTTGTTGTTCCATACCTGGTGCCATAGGTGGCATCTCTGGGGCTGGAGGTGGTGGTTCTGGTGTAAATGCTTTTTCAATAACTGATTCTAGCGATTGGCCCTTTTGCCGACCTTGGATAACAGATGCAATGCGGGTGATAATCTCACTAGGGTCTTGACCTTGCGCTGCGAGGGCAGGAATCGCCTGAGCATACTGTGCAACAGCAACACGCAAAGAATCGCGCATCTCTTCAATATCAACACGTTGTTCCTCCTGAGTTACATTCAAGTCCATTGGAATCTCACGACGTACATAGTCACGAGATACGAGCTTGTCTGAACGCATTTGTAGTAATGCAATGATGGCACGGTTTGGGTCCATACCAGACATAATGCCGTAGCGAACATCTACGCCGTACTCGCCCTTGATGTCACGAGATGGTGTGTACTTAAGAACGTAAGGTGTTCCGTCATCTGTTCCCTTGATGGTCTTTGGAATACCACCAAATACTTTCTCATCTGCTTCAAAGCAAACTGAGATAAGTTCTTGGAACATACGAGCAAACTGTGCCTGTGCTGATTTGATCTGTGTATCAAAGCCTGCTTGTAGTGCTTGTACACCGCGACCAGTAACAACGGATGCATCAATGTTACCTGAACGAGATTCAGGGTAACGAGATCCTAAACGAAGTTCACGCTCTAGTACGCCAGACTCTGTAAAGATTCCAGGTGGTAGTTCTAGTGGAACACGACGAATACCTTGTGGGTTAGCAGAACGCATAATTGCATCTGGGCAAAGTGCCAACTCTT